AGCACGTCCCCGTCCACGTGTGGTGTTTCCACCACGTCCACGGCCGCCCCGAGCCTTCCCGCGGCCACCGCCACGGTTGGACATCCCTCGTCGTCTGTCTTGAGGTCCCATATCGACAGACAACGGTTTTATCACGGGAATAACATCACCATCTACTACTAGCGGAACAGAGCTAACGGCAGCTTTTGGTTCTACGCATAGAGGTGGTTTGAGCATGTCATCGAGGGTTTTGATTTCAGCCAACCACTCACGTAGTCGCTGAACGTTAAACCCAGGCAGTTGTTTCTCAACTTCATCCTGAGCCCAGTCTCCCACTTCATTTGGGTATTGAGATTCTGGTGCATAAGTTGAGTTCCATATGCCTAACGTGTTCTTATACTCAAAATCAGGTTCCTCCGCAGATTTGAGCTCCATCACTCTTGTGACGAATTCACCAAGCACTGGTGTGCTGGCGTCTGATAACCAGTAAGCGAAGCTCTTTTCAAGCAGCTTCATAACTGGTGACACATTAGGTGGCATGGACACTGTCGCGTGAAATTTGGACAACGATCTTCCAACATCAGCTATGGTATTATTGTCACCGAACCACACGTTCGGGCCATAGCACCTAGCAAGAAACTTCACTCCAGTTTCACCTTTCTTGATCAATTCAATGTCAAGCTTCTGACCACACAAGCTAGCTGCTTTTTCGTAGACGGATGCGACAACATCACCAGTGCCTCCATCATCACCAGCATATATGCCTGGTGCATCGAAAGCTTCTTTTGGTGTAGGATAGTTGCCAGTTATTGAGCATCTCGTCATACGTTTAGCCACGTATGCGATGAATTTGTTTAGGAGGGTGTTAAATGCTGCAGTCTCAGGTGACCCGGACAACCGGGCCATCATCGAGTCATAAATAGTACCAAACATACCTGTCACTGAAATGCCAACTTGTGACATCATCAGTTCGATTAATTCAGAATGATATTCGGCGCGAAAGAATCGCATCATGACCAATCGTTCAAGGTCACGAGCAACACGTGAAACACGACCGTCCATACGGCTAAAATCTGTGTTCGCGAAATTCTTTGAGATCGTACATATCATTGCTATGATCTCCGAGATTTCTTTCGGTGATTTGCCAAATGCATACCACTTCTGTTCTTGTAAAAATTTGGTAAAGGCATATAAGAACTTGGAATACTTCGCCTTATCTACTCCATTTATGACTGATATTGGTCTAGGGTCATTTGGTTTCTGATAAGCTTCTTTCTTCAAGAACATTTTAGCCTTGCGATTAGGCAACATATAGGCAGATTCTTCAAGAATTCTGCGTTGTGTTGGCCTATTTTGCCTAGCATATAGCTCATCCTCGTCAACAGGATCGGCTTTATGTGACTCAGGTATCAATAATTCTACAAACTCTGTCATGTATTTCTGTAATTGATTGGTGGTCTGTACATCAGCTGCCACATCAGTAACTCGTGCTTTGATACAACGTCTTTCATTTTGTACGTTGATCAGCGGAGCATAACACTCATGGACAAGAGGACTCATGAATGGTATGACTGCCGGTTTATCTTCCGGATGGAAGGCACGTGGTTCAAATGTATAACTGCGAACTGATTCAGATAATGGAAATATCATGGGGGGCTTCTTCCCCGCTCCGAGGCGATGGTACTCAAGGAGCACCGCAGCCGCTTCACGATTCCCATCTGTAAATGACAAGCACTGTGGCATTGTCAAATCCAGCTTGGAGGTTCGTGAGATCGATGCTAACGTATCATCAACGGCGATAGGTACGTTAGCGTGGGCATAATTGCCCACCATACCAGTTGACCGAATGCATCCTGTTGGACCTTGAAT